AACGTAGACGACACAGGCAACACATTCGCTGGTGTACTTAACGGTCGCATGAAGATCTACATCGACCCATATGCTGCTACAGACTACATCAACGTTGGTTATAAGGGCACAAACCCATATGACGCCGGTGTGTTCTACTGCCCATATGTACCGCTTACAATGGTTCGCGCCGTTTCTGAGGACACGTTCCAGCCTAAAATTGGTTTCAAGACACGCTACGGCATGGCTTCTAACCCATTCGTTGGTTCAACTCCTGCTGATGGTCTTGCAACTGCTAAGACTAACCAGTACTACAGAATCTTCCGCGTGGATAATATCCTGGCGTAAGTCATATAAAAAAGGGAGGGGAACCAACCCCTCCCAACTTAAGGAGCACTGGAGGACGGTGCTCCTTTTTTTATGCGATCCTCCAAGGATCTAGATCTTCAGTAACCAAACTTTCAGATCCATCGTATTCGTCAATGCGAAACTTAGTCCCTTCCGGCACCCAACGAATAACAACATCGTAAGCACCGTTGGCGTAACCCAAACCCAATTGCTCACAGAGATCTGCGGCTTTTTTATACTCTTCATCCAGAAACAGCTGGTTGAACCGAGCATCCATAGGATCAACATCATTCCAGGTTGACCAACCAGCGCCGAAGCCAGACGATACTGCCACTGCTACCATTTCATCACGAACAATCTTTTCCATTTTATATCTCCATTTCAATCAGTGTATTGACTAGGAACTGCACTTGCATCCCAAACATATTTGTTATAAGTTGGATCATCAACGACTACCACATCGTCAGGACCAACCTCAGTCCAAACCCGGTCGTCCATCCACCTGTGGTAGTATGCAGGACCACCCCAAACGCGTCGTGCACGTTCGTAAGTGGCCTGATCCATACCTACATAGTGGATAGTGCGATTCATTAAAAATCTTCCCAGTTCATCTTCATGCCTACGTTCATTTCTGCGTTACGCTTAGCCGATTCGAAATCTACGAAAGGACCAGCAGAAGTGAAGTCATCCAAGAGGCGGCCTTCAGGTGTATAAACCATCCAGTGATTACGATCAAAATTGATGGTATCAACAAACCGTTCAATGCGCACCTCTTTGATCGAGTTGGTGGCGATTGCGATGATTTCGTTAATAGCGTTGAACTGCATCATAGCGTATATCTCCTTAGTTAGTTACTGGGAAGTTGTGAAAGTGGACGCCAGCTTGTAATGCTTCTTCTCCAATGAAGATTGGATAAAAACGGCCTTCTTCTGTTACAGACACCACATAGCGACATTCTTCGAATTTTTCAACTGCTTTTTTGAGGTTCTTGATGGTTGAGTATGATTTGATGTAGCGAGTATCGAATGTGATTTGCATTGTGTATCTCCTTTTGATGTATTCTTTATACGAATAAACCAAACCCATGTAAACAGCTAATTTAGATTTTTTTCAGATTTTTTTCATATAAATACACGTAAGCAACAGAGGATTAGTTATGGCTACCACAGAATCTACATTAGAATCCCAGAACTTCTTACAACCTAATGGGTTTAAACTTGTAATTTTAAGGAAGCGTTTCAAGAACTTAGAGTTCTTTGCGCAATCAGTCCAGCATCCAGATGTATCAGTAGCGCCTACGATTGTACAATTCCGTGGAACAAACTTACTAACTCCAGGAGACAAAATTGAATATGGTCAATTGACTGTAGATGCTATTGTAGATGAGAATATGAATGTATACAAAGAAATGCTCAATTGGGTCAAATCTGGCGCTACTATGAAAAACAAGTTAGCAAGCGGAGTTAGAGACGCCGATGAAGATTTGCCGATGTATGATATCACGCTATCAGTCTTGAGTAGCCATAATAATCAGATAGATAAGATTGTATATCAGGGAGCATTCCCGATCAACGTAGGAACTATCAACTTCCAATCTACGGTTGATAATGTACAGTACATCACATTCCCAGTCACGTTTGCTTATACGACATTTACAATCACTGACTAATTTGATATAATGCTATAAAAGCATTAGGAGTATACTATGAAATACCTTGAACCAGTTATTACTATGTGGGAAAAAGACTGTATTATCAATAATGCGTCATTAGATGAGGCATCTAGGCAGACACCTATGCTTCATGCAAAATACCTTCCCATGCACGCTGAAGCTAAAATGATGCTTCGTCGAGCACAAATGTCGCAAAAAACTCTATTGAAAGACAAGTGGCTTTACTATAACGGTAAAATGACTAAAGAAGAAATTGAAGCTAAAGGCTGGGAATTTGATCCGTTTAAAGGACTTAAAGTTCTTAAAGGGGAAATGGATTACTACTATGATGCTGATACTGATATTCAGAAATCAGAAGACGAAATTCAGCAATTAAAAGTGTTAGTAGAGACACTACAGGAAATTGTAGATAATATAAAATGGCGCCACCAAACCATAGGTAATATGATTAAGTGGCGCATGTTTGAAGCTGGGGGTTAAACCTGTTCCGCAAAATAATACTTACTTAAGTACTCGTGGTTTTGCTGTAGGTTTGCGTAGTTTACACAACTAGAATATTCATACCACTGATCAAAACTTTCCCAAGTTCTGGTAACAGTGTATTCTTTTGTCACATCATCAAAAGATTCAGTTTTATTACTTCTGGCTGCAATGAAGCCGGCCTCTTTTTCATTCCAACCAGGGATATTGGCAGCTCTTAACAGTTCGATATAATAATCTTCACCCCTTTCGCCATTAGCGCCCTGTTGTAATACATGTGCTTTGAACTCTTCTATAGTCGAGTGGGGAATTTCATCCACATACTGGGGTTTGATTCTAAATATTTTAGTTACGGCATAAGTCATTAATTTCTCCTTTTATATATTTATAGTCTTTGCAAATCTAATGTTACGCAGTGGTGACCACCCATAAACATTTTTGCATGCGGCAAATTAACGCCTATTGTTTCTATTCCATATTTATCAAATTTTTTTCTTAGAATGGTCTGATTAGAATCGCAGAATATAGTATTTTCATCATAGCTTAAAACATTCATTCCTATCCAATTACTAGTCATATGATCCCAACCCTTCGGTTGAATCAAGTCTTCTTGTTTTATCCAAATCTTATCCCAAGATTTCATAAAATCTGGTAACTGATATTCTTTAATTCTTTCTGAATTTAACATGACTAAACCATCTCTAAGAGGAACTATAGTACTATCTAGATGCATTCCCTGATATACTGCATTTAGTCGATGCACAATATATTCTGGTCCCAAATAATTTTCTAGCCAATCCGCTCCAGCTTCATTTCCAGAATAGCTTATTAGATATAAAATATCCTTTCCGCATCTAATTATATTGGCAGCATCAAATACTGCCGCTGGATCATCAACAGTTGTGACATTGTCTCCTAAAGCAGCGCGGATCGCTTTCCATTCAATTCGGCGATTTGGCCATACAGTAGGCGTAAGAATTACTTTATCGCCAATAACTAATGTGGTATCTCTAGGGCAATAACATCCAAAACCGTCTTCTTTTACATAATCAATAGGCTTTGGTCTAATAACCTCTACTCCTAATTTTTCTAATTCAGCTTGAAATAAATTTAAAGCTTCTTGAGTTTCATGTATGGCGATTGGAGACGCAGGACCAATAGGTGCCTCATCCCAAGTAGAGTATTCTGGATCATTTTTTGGAAAATTAAAATTTTCGGCTGAACCAAGTATTACTCTTTTTAACCGTGACCATTCGTTATCGCTACGGATCATATTATCTCCTATTTCCAACATATATATCTATGAATATAATTTAATAGAGTATTGTTATGGAAATCATTAAAGTTAAAAATAAAAACCACTCTTTTATGGAAATTACCTGCGATTATGGTATTGCCAATGAGCTTACTGATTTCTTTTCATTTTTTGTGCCTGGCTATAAATTTATGCCGGCGTACAAAAATAAAGTCTGGGACGGTAAGATCCGACTATTTAATATTCATAAAATGGAACTACCTGTTGGATTATTTCCATTCTTAGCTGAATTCTCCAAACCTAGAAAATATACTATTGAAGTAGAACATAATAATTTTTATGGTCGACCGGATAGTCAAATAGATATTGATCCAAATGAAATTAAAGCATTTGTTGATAGACTAGAGTTACAATCAAGAGGTAAACCAATTGAAATACGAGACTACCAATTTGACGCAGTTTGCGAAGGACTCCACAGAAAAAGAGCAGTACTTATTTCACCAACGGGCTCTGGCAAGTCTCTTATCATCTACACACTCGTCCAAAGATATTTACTTTCTCTTAGGAAGGCAAACAGGAAAGTCTTGGTTATTGTACCAACGACTTCGCTGGTTGAGCAAATGTATAACGACTTCGCAGATTATGGAATGCCTGTCGAAGACTGCGTCCACAGGATTTATTCTGGACGAGATAAAGAGACCGATAAAGAAATTATCATTTCAACCTGGCAGTCAATTTACAAACTGCCACCGAAATGGTTTGAACAATTCGGTGCTGTCATTGGTGACGAATGTCATGGCTTTAAATCAAAGTCTCTCACCACTATTATGGATAAATGCAAAGAAGCCGAATATCGTTGGGGAACAACAGGTACACTTGACGGTTCTCAAACCCATGAACTCGTATTACAAGGGCTTTTTGGGAAGATATATAATGTAACAACAACAAAGAAACTTCAAGATGAAGATACACTTGCTAAACTCAAGATCTCTATACTTTTACTCAAATATGATGAAGAGATCCGTCGAAATTGGGGTAAACAAGATTATCAAGCTGAACTGGATTTCATTGTTCGAAACGAGTCTCGTAATAAGCTCATTTCTAATCTCGCTTTGGATCTTGATGGCAATACTCTCGTACTATTTAATTTTGTAGAAAAACATGGTAAACCTTTGTTTGAAATGATTCGAGACAAAGCCCATGAAAACAGAAAAATCTTTTTTGTATCTGGTGAAACCGCCACGAGTGACCGTGAAGCAATTCGTAAGATCGTAGAAGGACAAAAGAATGCTATCATTGTTGCTAGTCTTGGCACTTTCTCCACTGGGATTAATATTAGGAATTTGCATAATATCGTATTTGCATCCCCATCCAAGTCTCAAATCAGAGTTCTCCAATCAATTGGACGAGGACTCAGAAAATCAGACGACGGATCTATAGCACAACTTTACGATATTGCTGATGACTTACATTGGGGACATAGGAAGAATTACACATTAGAACACTCAGCAGAACGTGTTAAGATGTATGCTAAACAAGAATTTGACTACAAAATTTACGAGATAGATATAAAGTAATCAACAGGAAAATAATTAATGGTAGCTAACGTAAAACAAATGAAGCTTATCACTGGAGAAGAAATTCTTTGCGATTTGACTGAAGCTTTATACGATGAGGAAGATGGAATTGAGCATACGTTACTTCTCAGATCAGCTTATACATTAGTATCCCACGAAGATTTTGAGAATCAAATAAGGTATTATACCTTTAAACCTTTCATGATGCATTTGTATGAGCCAAATAAAGTATTAGCTCTTAATGCACATTCAGTTATTTGTATGGTTCAGCCGGATAAAAAAGTGATTGATCAGTATGATGAACATATTTCACAGTTTAATTTCGATGAAAGCGCTGAAGAAGACGAAGATCCATTAGCGGTACCGGAAGATGATGAACCGACGAATAATAAAGTCCTAAAGTTTAAGCCAAAGGATAAGCTGCATTAATAGTATACTTCTCCTCCCCCAGAAGTATTACTTCTATTATACACACATTACCAGATATGTACACATAAAAATGCGCATATCATTAAAATAATTTGATTTACTTACCCTAAGAGCTGATGTATAATCAGTAATATATGCTAGGAATATAATATGAAACCTAAAGATAGACCACACTACGTTAATAATAAAGAGTTTTCACTTGCAGTCGTTGACTATGTCAAGAGTGTAACTGAAGCAAAGGAAGCTGGAACAGAGATTCCGAAGGTGACTAACTACATTGCACAGTCATTTCTACGAATAGCTGAAGGACTTTCACACAGGGCAAATTTCATCAGATACACATACCGAGATGAGATGGTAATGGATGCTGTTGAAAATTGTCTTAAAGCAATTAATAACTATAATATTGATGCACCTACACGCACGGGTATGCCTAATGCGTTTTCCTATTTTACACAAATTTCTTGGTATGCTTTCTTGCATCGTATTGCAAAGGAAAAGAAGCAACAAGATATTAAGATGAAATACATTTCACAATCCCCATTTGAAGACTTTGCAGTTGAAGGCGCTGATGAAGCCAGTATTCAAGCAGGGCATGCTTTCATCGATCAGCTAAAAGGCAAGATTGATCAGTTGAAAGAAAAAGATACTTACTTTGATGTGAAGTATAAAGAAGAGGCCAAAGCAGCAAAGTTGCGCAAAAAGCGCGTGGTGAGCTCTAACGACTCTGATCTTAGCACCATTTTTGGAGACTAAATTATGAGAATTTTGATGACAGGTGAAGAAGGTATGGTTGGCACCTACCTTACAAAATATCTTACTGACCGTGGATATGATATTATTCCATTTGGCGGCGAATTTGGCAAAGGTAGTGATATTACCAAAGCTGAAGATTGGAATAAGCTACTTGATTTGACTCCTTTTGATGGCATTATTCATCTAGCCGCATTAGCTGGTGTAAGGCCATCTATTGAAGATCCTGAGCTTTATTACAATAATAATGTCGGCGGAACGAAACTTATGTTGGAGTTTGCTGAACGATGTGGGATTAAAAGAGTTCTATATGCATCCTCATCTAATGCCGCTGAATGGTGGACTAATCCATATGGCACGACTAAAAAGATGAATGAAATTCAAGCTGAAAATTATAGCTCCATCGGTATGCGTTTCCATACTATATGGCCAGGTCGTGATGATATGCTTTATAAAAAGCTTGAACGAGGTGAAGTTTCTTTTATCAATGCTAATCACTTTCGTGATATGATTCATGTTGAAGATATCTCAAGCGCTATTAAACTTTTACTTGAGAACTTCGAAGCACTTGCTTTCCTTAAAGCTGTTGATATTGGCACAGGTGAAACTATTTCTGTTGCTGATATTGCAAAGGCATATGGATACGAAGGTGAGTATATTGAAGAAAATCCTGAAGGGGAACGTGTAGTCACTAAAGCTGATATTAAGTGGCTTACAGATCTCGGTTGGAAACCTAAGTGGAATATTTTGGATGTCTAAAGTTGCTATTATTAATGATACTCATTGTGGTGTTAGGAATTCTTCTGACATTTTTGCCGATAATGCTGACCTTTTTTATAACGATGTTTTCTTTCCTTATCTCGTTGATAATGGAATTAAGCGTATTATTCATTTGGGTGACGTGTTTGATAATCGTAAGTTTATTAATTTTAAATCTCTACATAAGTTCAGGAAATCTTTTCTTGCCAATCTGAGAAAACACCACATCCATATGGATGTAATTCCAGGTAATCACGATACATTCTATAAGAATACTAATGATCTAAATGCTTTGAAAGAGTTGCTCGGCCACTATATGGGTGAAGTTACTATCCATATGGATCCTACTGTTCTTAATCTAAATGGATTTAAGCTTGCGTTGTTGCCATGGGTTTGTTCCGAAAACTATGATAAATCTCTTGAGTTTATTAAGACATGTAAAGCTGATTGGCTTGGAGGTCACCTAGAACTTCAGGGATTTGATGTTCTTAAAGGCGTGCAAGCACATGCTGGTATGGATCATAAAATCTTTTCACGGTTTGAAAAGGTTATTTCAGGTCACTTCCATACAGCATCTCAACAAGATAACGTAGAATATCTTGGAACTCAACTTGAGTTTACTTGGTCAGATGCTCATGATCCTAAGAAATTTCATATCCTCGATACAGCTACACGTGAACTAACCTCTGTTACAAATCCCCATACATTGTTCGAACGTATTAACTACGACGATACAAAAATGGATTATCAAATGTATGATACCACGCATTTGGATGGTAAGTTTGTTAAAGTGGTTGTAATTAATAAAACTGACCTGTTTACATTTGACAAGTTTATTGATAGAATACAATCACAGAAGATCCACGAACTCAAGATCGCTGAAAACTTCAATGAATTCTTAGGTGAAAACGTAGAAGATGAAGCAGTATCAGTCGAAGAAACGACTGAGCTACTTGATAGTTACGTGGATGCTGTTGACACTGATTTGGATAAAGACAAACTAAAAGTCTCTATGCGTAATCTTCTCACTGAAGCCCAAGCTATGGAAATTGCATGATCAGGTTTAAAACCCTTCGCTGGAAAAACTTTATGTCTACCGGCGATACCTTCACCCAAATTGAATTAAATAAAACTAGTTCCACTTTGATCGTAGGTCAGAATGGTGCTGGTAAATCTACTATGTTGGATGCAATGTCATTTGTTCTATTTGGCAAGCCTCACCGTAATATCAATAAACCACAACTTGTTAATAGTATTAATAATAAAGCATGTCTGGTTGAAATTGAATTTGGTGTTGGTTCATCACAATATAAGGTTGTTCGTGGTATCAAGCCTCAGGTATTTGAGATCTGGAAAAATGGTATTATGATTAACCAAGACTCGCATGCTAAAGAATATCAGAAGCTATTAGAACAAAATATTATTAAGCTTAATCATAAAAGCTTTCACCAAATTGTTGTTCTAGGCTCTTCGTCGTTTATTCCGTTTATGCAGTTACCAGCACAACATCGTCGTGATGTTATCGAAGATCTTCTGGATATTAATGTGTTTTCTAAAATGAATACACTTATCAAAGAGAAGAATTCTGTCCTCAAAGATCGGCTTAAAGATATTGCATATCAACTTGATTTGAAAAAGAATTCTGTTGAATCTCAGAAGAAGTATATTCGTGATATCACTCAGATGAATGAAGAAGAAATCAATTCTAAGCATACGCAAATCAAAGCTATCGAAGAAGAGATTTCTCAAATCCAATCTGAAAA